TTTCTAACTGCTTCGACTTCTGCCCGAATCTCTTTTGCTGGGTCCACCCAAGAAAAGCCTCTGCCTCTGAATTCCAAGGTGTTGCTGAACTTGTCGTATCTAGTGATTGGGATTGGGATTGAGCCGGAAGTCATTGCCATCTTCAGCCACTCTTGAGCAACAGGTTCGCAGAGGTGCTGAATCAAAAAGCTTTGAATCTGACGGTATAAATCGCGTTCTTCTAGTGCGCCTTGACGTATGGACGAATAACTGACGCCTTCGAGGTTGTTGCTGAGACTTGTGTAAGAAATGCCAAGTCCACTAGCAATGCCGCGAAGCACACCTTTATGAAATTCAGCGTAAGCACTGGTTGGATGGCTAGGATTCCACTCTTGGAAGCTCATTCCAGCCGGAAGCTGCTGAATTGAACCAGGCTCGCCAGACATGATTTGGTTCCCGTCTGATGATTCGTCACCAATGAAGCCTTCACCGTCTGCTGAAACCAAAAAACCCATTTTTGCGGCTGATGTGCGAGCAGCAATCAGTTCAGCTTCTTCGTATCCTGAGAGAATCCGCATTCTCGTCATTGCTGAAGCAAACCAACTGACGCCTCTTGTTTGTTGCGCTCGGTCAGGCAAATAAATGTGAAGGATGTCTTCAGCCGGAACTCTTGTCCTTTTGTCGCTTCTTCGTTGTCCAAAGGTATCGAACGGATGGCCTTGGCCTAATTTTAAGTAGTACGCTTGCGGTGCGTCGAACTCGTCCAACTCAACGCCCATCACCACCCTGCGGCCTCTTGGCTCAGTGGTGAAATATTCTTCGTCGAGGTAATCCGGCTCTAGCACCTGAAGTGCGAGTCCGTCACGCCAACGTTTGCCACGAACAAAACGAATCAGAATCTCGCCATCCCGACAAAGTCCCTGAATCACTAATCGCTGAACATCTAGCCAAGATTGACGCTGATTGGCGGAACAGGATTTACCCCAACGTCGAAAGGCTCGTTCAATGATTTCATTTCCGGCTGCGTCAAGTTGCCCGACATTTGGCTCGTTGAGATTTCTGGCGCGAGACTGAAGCGTGAAACCATGCTCGCCAACTACGTTAGAACTCATCAGTTGCAGGTAACGTCTGGCGTAATCGTCGTTTCGGCAAAGTTCTCTGGCTCTGTCTCGTAGACGTCTAAGCGAATACTGAAGTTCTGCGTCTGAGCTTGTGGTTGAGCCGACAAAATCCGCTAGGAATCTTGAACCAGCCGCGCCATCATATCGACGTTTTTTCTGCTTTGGACTTGGATTCTCTGGTGCTGGCCTATGCACTCGGTCAGTGAGCCACCACATTGCCTCTTGAATCATCCTGCTCTCCTGAACTCAACCTTCACCAGATTACCAGGACGTTTACCTGCTCTTGCTCTAGCTTGCTGATTTTCTTTAGCAACCTCTTGTCTGTAGTAGTCGCGCCACTTCATCAGGTCTTGAATTGAAAGCTTGGTCAGTGAGCGGTTGCCAATTGAGTATTCTTCAACGTCATTGTCCGCTCGGCCTTCGAGAAGAGATTGAATCTTCTCAAGCATGATTTCTGCGTGAGTTCTGGGATCGTGGTTGACGTCATAGTCATAAGAAATTTCCCAGTGTCCTTCTAAGACTTTGATTTTTTCTGAATCAGAGGTGCGAGTTATCCAAGCCTGCCAATGAACGTGGCCTTGTGGGTAGGTTTGCGTGGTGCTGGAAGAGACTTCGATGAAGTAGGTGCTGTCTGCTTCTGTGGCCTGAATCTTAAACTCAGTCGAAGAGCCACCATGTGAGCGAGCGATATATTCTAGGGAATACGAATCTGGGGGATAGTCTGAAGCGAGATCGTCCTTGCGCCAAAGCCAGCGTTCACCAGCTACGAGACGGTCAGGTTCAATTGTGGGGTAGTTTGCGCGGTCGAATTGATTTGTTGCCATGCGCTAGAAATAGCGCAGAACTTCAAGCTTGTGGGCAGGATTGGCAGAATTGGCAGAATTGGCAAAGCTATTGAAGCTTCGCAAATGAATCTAAGTAACTGGTTTGGCTTTCGATTCTCCAGCTTCCGCCAACTTTATAAGCCGGAACTAAGCCGGATTCACAGAATCGGTAGGCTGTTCGCTCGCTGACGTCCAACTCAGCAGCCAACTGCTTTGGTGTCAAATATCGGTTCCTTCGGTTTCGCATACTAAAACCTTTGAATCCAGTTGTTAGGTCTTCGTGCAGGTTTCAAAGTTCTTCGTCTTGGTGCTTCCGGTGATTCTGGAATCGCTGATTCCACTTTTTCGGCTATTTTAGCAGTTCTTTGTAGTCTTTTCCAATCCCGAATGTTTAGCGAAGACAAGGCTGCTAAACTATATACTAAACAATCCAAGGCTTCGTTGCGTGGTCTGATTTTTATCCATTCGCGTCTTGGAAAGCCTTTGTGGTACTTGGTGACGATTTTCTCAGCGGTTAATTGGGCAAAGTATTCTTCATCTAAGTGTCTCGGAAACCGCAACGCTTCAGGTCCGCTTGCAATGCGAAGTCTACCAAAGATTGCTTGTTTGATCGTGTCCACCCCAACCGGAAACAATTTTATTCTGCCGGAATTGTTTCTTGACGGTCTACCGATTGGTGGCTTGCCTTCACCTCCCACACCTTTGATTGCATAGATTCTGGAAGCGGTTCTGCTTCTGACGAATTCATAAACCGCTTGCGTAAAGTGTCCACCTGAATCGATACAAGCCGCTTGCACTGGCAGTTCGTGACCATCGGCACAACGCCATCGTTCTTTGAGAAGTTTGTCTAATTGAATCCAAGTTTGTGGTGCGGCTGGGTCAGAGTGCAGAATCTGGTGGTCTAAGACAAAGCCTTCGTTGTCCTTGCCTGTTCCTAGAAACGTCACTTCTAATCTATCGTCTTGAACGTCAATGCCTGCCGTAATCACCAAGACTTCTGCTGGCGCTGGTGCTTTGAAGACTTCTCGACGGTTGTACAAACCATGCTCGTCAATCGTTTCGCCTTGGTCTTCCCATGTTTCAGCAAGATAAACATTCGTCCAAACCTTCAACCGCTCTGGGTCACTCTTGACTTCCAGAAATCGTGTTACTGAATCAACCAGACTAACCCAAGGCGAGTATAAGCCGGATAAGTGGTAGCCTTTCGTCTTGCGGTGTGGGTACTTCTCGCGCCATTCGCCTGACTGTAAACTGGCTAATCGTTCGCCTTCCGTCCAAGACTTTTGGCAATGCTGGCATTCGTAGTGAGCAGTTTCCGGTTCGTTGTGTTGCCACCGGACGTTTGACCAAACCAACCGCTGAAATTCCTTGCAATATGGACATGGCACAAAAAAGAAGGATTGGCGCGAATCGTCAAAAGCTTTTTCAATGCGGCTTACGCCTTTCAAGGTTGGCGTACTGGTCAGAAGAATTCTGCGAGAATGGGCAAAGGTGACGGTTCTTTGAATCGCCAAGTCAACTGGGTCGCCTTCGATTCCTGCCGAATGTTCAAATCGGTCAATCTCATCAGCGACTAAAAGGCGAATAGCCTTGGACGCCAGAGCGGTTGCAGTGGTGGCTGGTGCAAGCGTGAGTCGTCCGCCCACAAAACTTCTATGCAGCAAGGTGTTCTGCTTATCACCTCGCTTTGGGTCTTCAATGATTCCGTTGAAGCAATCGGCATTTGCAAACAATGGTTGCAATCGGTCTTTTGCAAACTGCTTGGCAAATTCAATGTTAGGCAACAGCAAGAGAATCGGGCAAGGATCAGAGGCAACGTGATAGCCCAGCAAAGACAAGCAGGCTTCTGTCTTTCCGGTCTGCGAGGCAAACATCAAGACAACGGTGTTGGTTCCGTCATCAAAGGCTCTGAGCGGTTCGCGCAGGTAAGGCGTTCGGGCTAGTGAGTAATAACCAGCTTCAGCCGCTGATTCGTGCGTCAGCTTCCGGTTCGTTTCCGCCCAGGTCGGAATGTCCTGCTGAACTGCTGGCTTCCAATTCAGCAAGCTGCTCTGCAATCGCGCTACTAACGCCCATTGTCCTGAGTCTTGCGGTAATATCTGTTGATGCAATTTCGGATTGGATTCGATTGATTCCATCAGTGAGTATTTTTTCAACTATTCGGTATTCGGATTGACCAAGCAACAACGGTGAAAGTCTGGTTGGCATGGCCTGAAGTTGTGACTGCACCGATTCGAGAATGTTGACCAGCAGCTCAGTCGCAAAAGAAATGTCAACCACTTGGCCTTTGGCGAGCTTGAGCTTCAATTCCATTGTTTCAGCGTCAGCTTTCCAACGTCGAAGCTTTGCGTCATCAAGGCTGATTCCGCCAGCAGAATATTTCTCGGCTCGTTGCTTTAAAAACCGGATATATCCGCGCACTGATTTTTGAGTGTCCCACTTTCCATGCTCAACCTTGACTAGCCAGCCTTCTTTATGCAACTGATTCAGTCGCTGAGTGGTCAAATCTAGGTAGTACGCTAGCGTTTGGCTGCTGCAAGTGTTCAAGGTCTTGGCTGCTCTGTTAATCGGTTGTGAAAGAAAATCAAAATGATTTCATGAGGATAAAGAT